CTTGGTTTGATCCAAGTCTTATTATATTACATGAGGTTCTTAACGATAACCAATCTGTAATACTTGTTAGACGCATCGTTAGCGACAGTTGAACCGAAACCGATAGTTCCGTCAGCATCGCCAGTTGCGAATGGGTTAGCGACAATACCGTAGCGTGTCTTGAACCCGATTTTTGGTTGGAAGGTATTCTCACCAACCGCACGAACCATCTGTAATGGGACGTATGGGCAGTAGAAGAGACCCGCGTCAAACGCAGATGAACCTTTGTATCCAACTGTGTAATACTGATCGCCAGTTGCAGAAGCAAAGTATGGATCGATATAGACACGGATACGACCGTTCAATACACCCGCGAATGTGTTACCAGTGTCATCAACATTCAAGTTGTTTGACAATGCTGGTGCGTAGTCAAGGACACCTGCCATTTGAAGTGCTGATGCAACATCAGAACCACAAATCATGATGTTACCCTTACCACGACGAGTTTCTTTCGCGATTTGGTTAGCGTCACGCTCGATTTGGAACATGAGACCCTTGAACTTCTCAACCATCCAACGACCATTTGAATCTACATCAAGATCAAATGTTCCGGCAGTTGTTGTGTTCTCTTCTGCACCACGACGAGCAGAGTAGTTAATTGTACGAACAACTTCACGGTTGATTTCAGACAGAATTTCTGCTGAAAGGATGTTAGAAAGTTCTGTTTCAGCGTCAAGACCGTGAATTGCTTTCAAGTCTTGTGCAAGTTCCATTGTGTATTCTGCTTTCAGAGCACGAGAAACTGCTGTTACTGATACTTTCTCATTGAGAACGCCATTTCTTGGAATGCGTTAGTTGCGCTATCACCAAGTGCTTCGGCATTTGCAGTTCTCATACCAGTTGATACTGTGTATCCAGAACCATCCGCACGATTCGTTGGATCGTTACCAGTTTGAGCATCGCCCAATGAACCGTTTGCAACAAACTGAGAAGCAGTGTTAGAACCAGCAGATGCTGAGAATGTAGTGTTTGCTTCGTTGAACAGTGCTTCGGTTCCATCTTGTGTAGAGAAACGCGAACGCATTGCAAAGATCAGTCCAGTAGGACCAGTCATTGGTTGAACGCCACAGATGTCGTATGCAATGAGGTTAGGCATTGAACGACGAACCAGTGAAATCAATACTGGATCAAATGTGTCGATTGATGCACCAGTTGCGTTAGCAGGTGCTGCTTCTCCAAGAAGTGATGGTGAGTAGTGACCACCAGAATAAGACGCTTGTTCTCTAGCGTTGATTTCTTGGTTTTCTAAAAGTTGTGCTACTACTGCGCGGCGATGAGCATCTTTGATCTCTGGGAGATCGGGATGTTCAAGCACCGGCTTCCACTTTGAAGTGATTGCTTCGTTAAGCGAGTGCATTGTGGTTCTCCCTATTAAGTTTTCCACTTGTTTTTACCTTATTATTTATAATATTGTCACTTTTTAGTAATCTGTCTTGAAATAGAGTCCAAGTATGCCTTCATAGAAGGATCAGATACTTCATGTGTCTCCTCAATCAATTCCAGAGGTTCGTCATCGCCTACAAATGAGGTTGACTCTGTGATGTCTTTTTCACCAAAATAAGTTTCTTTGATAGATTCCAACTTTGATTCAAAATCATCTTCATCTACATAATCAACACCTTCTGCCAAGGAAGCGAGTTTATCCGCTTGATTTTCAGAAAGGTTCTTGCTTACGCGAGCAACAACTTGTGCTCTTGTAGATTCTTCGATTGACTTCTTGAGCGTGATGTTCTTTTCGATCTGCTCATTCAGTGAAGATGTCAAATCTTCTACTTTATCAGTCAGTTCTTCAACAACATCAACCTTTTCTTCAGGAATGTCAATATAATGCTCTGCGAACAGATTACGCAATCCAGACAGGAAGTCATCAACCAGTTCAGACTTAACTCCACGCTCGACAGCGAGTTTGTTTTCTTCCATCCACTCTTCTACAACGTAGTCGAGGTATGCATCAACCTTTTCGGTCAGTTCAGTTTGAACTGTTTCCATTTGCTCTTGAAGTGCAATCTCTGCTTGTGATGCAAGAAGTTCAACAGATTCGTTGATCTTAGATACAACTGCTGCTTCAAACAATGTAGATGCTTGCTCTTTAAACTGCTCAGAAAGATCAGTGCCTTCAAACATCGCTTGGATATCACCAGTAATGTCGATATCTTCACGAGTGTATTTCATCTCTTTGATCTTTGAGTTGCCTTGCATGACAGGTGCAGTCTCTCCACCCATTTGATCTTGAGGACGAGATGCCATTGCTTCACCATGCATAGCAGCATTCATTTTACCATATGCCGCTTTCAGTTCTTTCTGCGACATATTTGCCATAGCATTAACCATAGCATTGATCATACCCACTTTCGTGCCAGGCGTTTTGACATTAGACGAACCTTGCATTGTAGGTTTCATGTCGCCTTCTTTATCGTCTTGTGGGCGAGATGCATCGCCAGTTTCTGTTGGATCAGGAACTTCGGCATCAACACCAAATGATGCTTTCTTAGATGACTTAATCATCTTCTTGCCATCCTTATCCATTGCTTCGTTATGCGCTTCTGTTTGCATAACGACCATATCCTCTGTTGGAACTTTACGCTCAACCCCGTGCTCAAACTCGATGTCATACCATGAAACGTAACCGTCATCATCTGGCACAGCGTGACTTGCGTAAAGTGGTTTGCCAACACCCCACTCAGGATGCTCGACTACAATCGCGCAATCATGAGATTTAGAGTGGCAAAGTTCTCTTTCGCGGTCAGACATTGCTCTTCTCCTAGTAGAAGTTCTTTTTACAGTTGTATTTATAAAATGTTAAAGTTTCCGCACAAAGTCCGCGAAAACATTAAGCATTGCTTCTTCAGTTTGACGCTTACGCGCTGCTTCGTTGATCTGATTGGCATAATCAGCAATTTCAACTTCTTTGATGAGACCGTTATCCCAAACCCATTCTTTACCTTCCATGATACCTTCTACGAAAGCATCTGGTGCTGATGGGTCAGCAACGATATCACCTGCGGTAGCAAGCATGAAGTCATCTTGAACTTCGTTTGCTCCACCTTTCGATCTAAGCGAACCCATACCACGAGTTGAAACACCAAGTGTTGCACCCTCATCCATAAGATTCTTTACGATCTTGCCCATCGGAGTATCCATGATCTTTGCTTTACCACGGAAGTTATCTCCATCTTGGTAAAGTTCTTTGATCATATGAGATACACGATCTAGATTGATGGTTGGTCCCTGTGGGTGTCCCAACTCACCATATGCGCGGTTTTTGTCGATATACTCTTCGGTGTATCTTTTAACTTCGCGTTGAAGAACTTGCATTGGATATACACGACCATTGCGGTTCTTCTTATTGCCTTGCATAAAGATACCTTCAATCATGTATGACTTTTCACCGTTCTCTTTTGCTTCGGTGATGATCTGAATATCTTCAACGACTTCTGTGATAAGTTTCATTTTTATTGTGCTCCAGAAGATTTATGAAGTCTGATTGTGATTGTTCCCGCACCGCCAGCAGATTTTGTAAATACAACATTTGCTTGTGCATCGCCACCAGTTTCAACTCTTAGATTCTCTTCCTGAAAATCCATAACTGATGTGCCTGTGAATGAACCGATAAGATTAGCACCACGATAGACATCAAAACCACAACCATTCGCGGCAACTGCAATCTTAGAAATATACATTTCAGTGATCGTTTCACCATCAGTTGTCGCAGTTAAGTCTGCACCACTATCGACTCCACCGATGCGAATCGAACCCGATTGATCTGAATGCACAACAACATATTTTGCACCACCAACCGTGCCGGTAGTTTGATTGACAGTCTTAACAGTTCTTGCCATCTTATCTACCTACACTAAACGCAAAGTCTGCCATTTTCATGAAAGACGATGGTCCCTTATTGAGTTGTTGTTCAAACTTTTTCTTGTTAGCAGAACTGATATTGTCATAGACTTGGGTCAATGCATTGGCAGTTGTCATATCGAC